CATGATACCATTACGCTCTGTCAAAGTTCCAAGACCACGAGAAGAAACTCCAAGACCAGCACCCGCATCGATTAGATTTTGAACAATCTTACCCATAGGAGTTTCAGTAACAAGTGCCTTACCGATATACTGTGTTCCGTCTTTTTTAAGTTCTTTGATCATGTGTGAGACCAAATGAAGATTGATGCCTGGACCAGGAGGATGTCCTAGTTCGCCATACGCACGATTAGCATTGATTGCTTCTGCTGTATAACGAGCAACTTCGCTATCCATAATTTCTTCTGGATACAAACGACCATTACGGTTCTTTACAGCAGACTCAAGAAAAATACCTGTGATGTAGTAATTCTTCTTACCGTCTTCACGCTTTTCAGTAATGTATTGTACTTCTTCTACTTGTTCAGTAATTAGTTTCATAATGATTACTCCTTATTTTCATCGGTTGAAAGGACAGAACCATTACGACGAGATTCATGAATACCAATATATTGGAAATATTCTTCCATCGCAGATGCCGCTGGTGAAGAACCAGTTGGCTTCTTTTTCTTTGTTACATTAGGAATAGTTGTTGGTGCTGGGTCCGCATCAGGATGTTGACCATCATTTGTAGGCATAGTAGTATCTTCGCTTGTTGTCTTCTTTACAGGATAAACAAATGTAGCATTACCTTCGTGATCAGAATACAATGGCTTTGCTTTAGGCTCTAAAGATTTTTTAACTCTAGCCTCTAGAATTTTTCTAGCTAAAGATGATGTTTCTTCTTCAACTCTAACAACATGAAATGCTGCTCCGCCATTCTTTTCTGAACGACGATCTGCGGCTGATCTTGCTCTCTTGGAAGTTGCGTGTGTACTAACATGTCCTGCTGGACCATAAGAATCTGTTTTGCTTTTTACAACATGAAAGACTTCTTCTTCAAAAGAATCAAATTCTTCTTTTTGTAAATTTCTAGATGTGCTGGAATATGTATTTAATTCATATGGCTTTGATCCGCCTCTATTATAAACTTGAAGATGGATCATATGTTTTTTTCTAGTTTCTTTATGATTTGCTGGAATATGTAAAGAAACTGTATGTCCTTCAGATGGCTTTTTTGGACCAAGACCAACATGTGTATCTCTATCTTCTGGAGATACAGATAATTTGTTATTTTCATGATGATCTAATGCATGGTTAACAGCATCAGAATATGTTGAATGATAAATTGGATATGATGATTTTGTTTCATAAAGTTCAACTTCTTCGTTCTTTGAATAAAAAGCACCTAAAGCCATCTTAGTACGTTGAGCTTTAGTCATACCTTCAAAGCGAGGGTTCTTAGAATGAACAAAGTCATGAATATAATCAGCAGCAGTTGCGTCCGCAGCCAACTTTTCTTCTAGTTCGACTTCTTCGTTTACCCATTTTTCGGCAGCAGCTTTTGCTGCATCGTGATCTTTATGTAAACTTGATTCTGTACCATCGGAATAACTAACAGAAGCTGGAAGCCAATTTCCGCCATCGTGAGCAACAGCAACTTTATTATTATTTTTAAATGTTACTGGCTTTGATGTTTTTGCTTCTTCTAGGTCTGTGTCTTCTTTCATATTATCTGATGCCATATAATCGGCAACTGCGTCTAACATAGCAGAACCTTGAGTAATCTTTGACTGTACCCAAGCAGGAAGATCGCTTTCACCGTGTAGCATTCCAGTTAATGTATCGATTGCTCTCTTAGCAGTTGCTAATTGATTACGAGCCATTTCATATTCATTATCTTCATAGATAGTTTCTTCGTTCTTTTTCATTTTCTCATCATAAGCAGCCATAGCTGCTCTAATGGCAGCATTTCCCGTTTGAGGCTTAGGCTTTCTAACTGTAACCAACTTACCATCAGCGCCAGTTTTAATTGTAAATGGATTTGCGCCTTGATAATAATTCTTGGCTTCGTCAACAGATTCCTTTGTAGGGCTTGGCTGTTGTTGTAAACCAAAGGCTGCACGATGATGTAGAATTGTGCTTGCATCATTTACTTGGTCGAGATACTTTGCTTCTGCTTGAGGATTGTGGCCACGCATAGCCTTAGCGGCAGCACTTGCATCTTTACGAATAAATTGCAATTCTGGAATTGACTTTTCGTGATAGATGTGACCAGGAAGAGGCATCTTATACTTTGCTTCTTCTAGTGATTCATTAGTCACATTCTTATCATCGTCTGTTTTGCTTCTGAAATGATCAACAATCTTTTTCATTTCGCTTTCAGTTCTAGTGATGCATTGTTCCATCCAAGGTTCAATTTCACTATCTTCTGAGACGCCATCATGAACATCAGCAGCAGCGATTGCAATATTCTTTAGCTTAAGCTTTATATTAGATGTAGAATCGCTTTTACCTGGTTTTGGATCGTTCTGAACTTCGTTAGCGCCAGCTTGAGGATTGTCAGATGCCGCAGGAGCAGGAACGTCTCCAGGATTTGTAGATACTTCCATAATAGAAGATGCTTGTGAGCGAAGACGATTAATCATAGACTCAGCGGTCTCCATCTTCTTCTCACGAGGCTTAACTGTCTTACCGTTATTTTGTTGATCGGCACGACGAGTAATGTCCTTTAGAACACTCTTTGAGACGGCAAATACATTGCTGCCTGTCTTGTCGATCTTATCAATTCCATCGGACTTCAATAGTGCGATTTCATCTGGAGTCAGATCACCATAGCCATACTTTGCGTCTGGATTTGATTTTTCAGTAAGATTTTTATTCGTCATCTTCTTCCTCGTTATCTTCTTCAGGACTATCAGTGAAAGATTTTCCTACTAATTCTTTACGGTATTGAATTGCGTCAGCAGCCTTTTGAGCCAAAACATCACCTAGTGCATCTTGTAGTCTAGAGGTATCTCTTGTTGCCGCGAATTGCACGATATCATCAACATTATAAGGCATGTAATTTTCCTTTTATTTAGCTATTTTATTTTTTTGTTTTAGGGACATTTCTATAATAGGGTGTGCTACTGCCTTGTACTGTTTGACGAGTATATGGCTGTAATTTGTTAGCTGCCCTTGAATTTCCTTGTTTTGTTTTTGGTTTTTCTGAAGTTGGTGTTTTCTTTTCATCAGACTTCTTTTTATCGACTGTATTTGTAGGAGGAGCCTGTGTTCCATCAGTAGCTGCATCAATTTGTTGTTGACCAGCATCTACTTCTTGTTGGCTCATTTCTCTTTCTTGTTCTAACTTTAATTGCAAATCTTCATCTTGAGCATTATCATCGTCCATTTCTTCAATGTCTTCATCAGTTTGCATAAGGATATTTTTTCTTACCCAAAGAACTGAATAATACTTACCGACATATGAATCAATCATTTGTAGAGTAGATAGACGCTCACGAAGAATTTCAGCGTCTTTCAATTCGGCAAAGTAATTGTCCTTTGCAAACTCAAAGAAAATCTTGCTGCTGATTGAGTCCCACTCTTCGGTATTCATAATACCTTTAAGAATGATTTGCTTCTTTAGTGCATCAAGCATAAATTGTGAGAAACGAACTCGTAGACGATTAATAAACTTTTGAAACTTAAGTTCATCTCTTGAGATTTCAGAAGAACGTCCCATATTAAAACCACCTTGCTCACTACCTTCAATACGTGAAGACGGAACATTTAATGACTTATAAAGTTTCTTTTGAAAATATAGAACATCGTCCATTTGACCAAGATTTTGACCAGCAGGAAGTGTTGCGATTTCTGTTCCCTTACCGCCTTCACGACGAGGCAACCAGTAGTCTTCTAGCATAGTCATGAACTTGCGGTCATCTCTGGTTTCGCCAGTTGTCGCGTCATAGACTAAGCGGTTTTTATGTTTTGTCATCATATCTCGAACGTATTCTTCAGCCTTAGTCTTAGGAAGATTACCTACGTCGATGTAGAAAATTCTACGTTCTGGAGCACGAGAGATACGATAAATTACTGTCGCATCTTCTAGGATACGAAGTTGATTTAGTGGCTTGACTGCCTTATGTAGATAGGATAGAACTAGCTTGCCATCTTTATCCATAAGACCAGAAGTAATGTGGATAATAGAATCGGCAGTGATCTTTAGACCTTGATTATCATTGGTGTTTCCTGATGTATTACGGAAACCCTTTTCGTTGTACATATAGAATTCATCATCGGTAATAGTTACCGTTGCAGTTCCTCTCTTTTCTCTGTGAGAAGAACGAACTTTTCTAATTTTACGAGGATCGATGTATCGAAATTGTTGAATGCCTTCACGAGGATTATTAGCATCAACCATAGCATGATAATATAGTCGTCCGTCAATATAAAACCGACGAAAGATTTCATATCCAAAATTATTGAAGTTAAGCATTTCTTGGATTTTAGTCCATTCATCGTGCAAAATCTTTTTGATTTTTGGGGTGACAATACTATCCAATTCGTCAGTATTAATATCGACGATTGATCTGTCATCTTCTCGTGAAATAGCTTCGTTGACAACTTCATCAATTGCCATTTCACATTCTGGTTGAAGAGCCATTTCTCTATATTTGGCAACAAGTTCAGCTTCTGTTTTGGCGGCACCTTCTAGGTCGAGGTAAGTTCCCCAAGTGCCGCCAGCAGAAACATTAACTGCACCATCATCTTTATCAACAGGAGCAAAGGATGTAACGTCCTTTGCTTCTTCTCCCTGCCGTCTTTTAATTTCAAAACCAAATAGTTCCACAGTTTGTACCTCGCGTTACGTCATTATATTATATAGGTTCGGTCAAAAACTCTTAGATATAAGCTGACGCTGTTCCAGCATCGCCTGTGCTTCCGCCAGAAACAGTCCAATAATCATATTCAAATGTAACTTGGAACTCTTCAAGTCTATCAGTAGCATCCCAATCTAGATCAATTGCATTTACATCAGATGGGAAAATACCATTGAATTGATAAACGCGAATGATTTCACCAGACTTGGCATACTGAGTTACAGTAGCATTTGACTTATACTGAGCGCCAATAGCACCAGAATAAAGAATATTACCAGTGTGACTGTTGATAGAAGACAACCATGCTTCCATGTTATCACGAACCTTAAAGTCTTCATCGTTGATTACAGTGATGGTCCAAGGATCGAATGTACGATCCCCAGCATACTTAATCTTACGACCAAAGTAAGGAACTTGAATTGTGTTGACCTTTGTTTCAGGAATACGAGCGGCACGACCAGTAAAAACTAATTTATTGTCCGCATCGCTTGCACCCAAATAAGGAGGCGAAGTTACCTGTAGTGAGAAAAGGGTATTACGTGCGCCAGCTAGGTTGAACGCTCCCTTAATATCGTTAATATTAAATGCCATTTTGTTTAACTCCTATCTTTTAATTAAAACTGACCAACAATGGTAGAGAAATCAACCCCAGTGCGGACAGCTACGAAGTTCAACTGAATGAAGTTAATCGAACGTGCTGGCTTGATGTAGATGTCACCAATAAACTGATTAGAGTCAATAACTTGACCAGTATTGTTTGTAGTATCACAAACGATACGATAATCAGTAATACCACGGCGACCTTGAATCTGTCTCAAATAAGGATCAATTAAGTTCTTAAATTGTGTACGAGTAAAGTTGTCATTGAATTCAAAGAGACTTGATTGAGCAGCTTTAGAGATTGCTTTTTCTAGTACGATGAATAGACGACGAACGTTGATGCGATCAAATGCGCTTGGACGACCCAATAGTGTCTTGTCACCGTATAGAACAACGCCTTGACCAGGGAAGGAAACGACTGGATTTACATCCTTAGCATATAGAGAATCGCGCTGTGCTTGTCCTGGATTGAAGGCTAGCTTTGTGACATTCTTAATATTACCACGAATGAAACCAGCGGGAGAATACCAAGGATCACGAACGCTATCGGTTGTTACGCAAGTACCAGCAATATCACCATTCAAGGGGATATAACGATAAACATCGTTGTACTTGTCATATTGATACTTGTAACCAGAATCCATAACAGCATAAGAGCTATTGAAATTAATATTATTACGGAAAGCAATTACGTTTGTTGTTGGATCGCTAATTGTACCATATGCAGTTTGTACAACATCTGATCTTGCAGGAGATACGAATAGTACGCAATCCTTACGCTTTTCACAGATATTGGTAATGATATAGTTAGCCAAACCAGCATATGTAAATGTAGTAGTTGATGGTTGAGTAGTTGAATCCGCAGAAGCGCCTCTTGCCTTACCTTGAAGGATAAGAGAAATGTCAACATCTTGAGAAGACGAGAATAGTGAATAACCGCCTACTAGTGTGGCTAAACTACAACCAGCTTCATCAGCACCATCTGTTCCGCCAACAAAGTTAGCAGTATAAGGAAGTGTTGTGCTTGAAGTAGCTACGGCAGAAGCAAGAGCAGAAGCAGCACCAGAACGATCTCTAACCCACCAAACATAGTTTGATCCAGAATTTAGAATGTTCTTGTAATAGTTGCTTGCGCCTTGATCTGTTTTTGCGTCTGTTGCGCGTGACATATTGGCAAATACTTCTAGTACAGTACCAGGAGTTCCGCTGAATAGACCACCAGCATCAGCAACAACAACATGAATTTCATCTTGTGCTGTATAACCATTGGTTGTTAGATAGTTTGATGTACCAGGAGCCTTAGCTACTTGGTTATAGAATTCCCAATAACGAGCTACAGTGTTGGCGGCAAAG